ATACACTGGTAGGTAAGGCAACCACTGACACATTCACAAACAAAACTTTTGATGTAGAGGCAACCGGAAACTCAATCTCCAACATTGATGTATCTGATTTAAAATCAGGTGTTCTAGACACAGATATAACAAGTGTGTCTGGTTCAGATGATACCTTAGCATCTGCCAAAGCGATCAAGACATATGTAGATGCACAAGTGACAGCATCGGACTTAGACTTTGCTACAGACGATTCAACAGCATTAAGCATAGACCTCGATAGTGAAACTCTACAAGTTTCGGGTGGAGCAAACGTTTCAACAAGTGGTTCTGGCAACACAATCACAATAGCATTAGACACCAGCCTATCAGGGTTGACCTCCGTCACATCAACAGCATTGGTCACAAACAAAATTTCATCATCGGATTCAACAGCAGTAAGACTAGATGACGCACTTAACGTTGACGGCGCCTTAGATGTCGGTGGTGGATTCACAATAAGCAATACTACATCAGTCACGTCTATAGTTGATGAAGACGCAATGGGATCAGACAGTGCCAGTGCATTAGCAACTCAACAGTCGATAAAAGCATATGTGGACACGCAAGATGCCAACATAGCAAGTGATACATTAACATTAACAAACAAGACCATTGACGCCAACGGCACTGGAAACAACATTTCAAACATTGACATAGCCAATATGACAGCGGCTTCTGTTGTATTAGAGTCAGAAGGAATTGCTTCCAATGACAATGACACAACACTTCCAACATCAGCGGCAGTGAAAGATTATGCAGACACCAAAGCAGTGTTATCAGGATCAACCAACAACAATGTTGCAACTGTCACAGGTGCACACGCACTTGTAGGAGAAGGCAACTTAACATTTAATGGTAGCACACTTGCAGTCACAGGAGCGGCAACAATTTCAACTACACTAGGTGTAACTGGTGCTTCAACATTAGATGGAGTGACAATCACTGACAACACAATATCAACCAACGCCTCCAACGCACCATTAGAAATTAAGGCAAACGGCACAGGTGCGGTCATTATAACTTCAGGTGGTGTCGCGTTTACAATGCCAACCACTGACGGCAACGACGGTGACTTCTTAAAATCAAACGGATCAGGTGTACTGGCATTTGCTTCCAGCACCTCTACCCCATCAGATGACACTAGAGTAGTCATAAAGGAAAACAAGACAGTGAGTACTTCACCAAGGACAGTGGACTACTTTCAGTCGTCCAGTGCGGACATGGCATGGTACTTTGTCGCACTAAACGATCTTACAAACGACCGATCAAGTGCATCTTGTTTCACTGTGTGCCACAACGACACAGACGCATTTGCCAGTGGTCCAAGGGGTGGTGCTTCGGGCAGTGCCAACTCATTGCCATCTACAAGTGCAGACATTTCAAGTAGCCAGGTTAGGGTAAAGATCACGGCACCAAGCGATGATTCCAAGATCACTTACTACAAGATTCCAATATCAAGAGCCAATACAGCCGACGCTACCGCAGGTGTAACTGTAACCACTTCCAACACAGATGTTGATTCAGCATCTGAAGTAATAGATTCATTTGCCCATGCAACGTTCAGAGCGGCAAAGTACACTATACTAATAGACAACAATACGAAAACAGAAACAGGAGTCATAGAAGCACTAGTGGTGCATGATGGTTCTGAAGCCTTTATAACAACGTATGGTACAGTAAACACAGGAGACAACGACATGGTCACCTTGACAGCACAGATTGTTCTTTCAAATGTTGTAATATCAGCGGCGGGACTTGAACCCAACCTATCACTTAAAATCCACAAAACACTGCTTAAAGATTCAATGACTGCCGTGTCAAATGGCAACCAGAAGATAATAGGCGCAACCACTGTAAGTTCAGCGGCGACAACGTTCGACAACTACGATCTAGATGACACCACAGCGGCCATGTACTACGTGGTAGGCGGTAACTCTTCCGAAGGAGAATTTAGTGTGTATGAAGTTTACACTGCAGGTGCTCCGGGAGAAGCGTCAGTTACTCCAGGCCCTTATGTGTCAACAAAAGCCACATCACAACTGCAATTTACAGCAGGCTTTAAAGCCGATGCTGACAACAGTCTTGAACTTTTTGTGTCATCTACCTCTGGTGCATCAACCGTCGTAAATGCGTACAGAATAAACGGTCTAGCAGAATAATCACATTCTTCACATAAATATAAAAACATTAACAATCATGCGGGAGAAATGGAACCATGACAACACGTAACTTTAGAGTTAACAACGGTATTGAAGTAGGTGATATTGTAATCAGTGCTTCAACTAATAAAATAACAGGCGGAGCAACCGCGGCACCAAGTGCTGACGGAGACTTCTCAAACAAGAAATACGTAGACGATTCAATAGCGGCAGTATCAACTACTGCAATCACACAATTGAACAGTAACGTAACAGTAACTGACTCAGGCACAGGTAAGATCGAAATCACAGCAGACGGCACAGAAGTTGCCGACTTTGCGGTAGCGGCTACAACTATTACTGCTACAGGAAACATCAACCTGACAGCAGGCGCAGACGTGGCTATACCTAACAGCATTGGTGTTTTGTTTGGAACAGGCGGTGAGAAAATTGAATCTGACGGTACTGATTTAACTGTAACATCAACAGGCCTGTGTACCATTACAGCAACAGGTAACACAGTCATTACTAACAACGCCCTAATAAGCGGTAACCTTACGTTGACAGGTAACTTGACTGTAAACGGAACAACAGAAACTATTGCAACGACTAACACGACAATAGCAGACAACCTTATCGAATTACAATCAGGTATATCAGCGTCAACTAACGACTCTGGTATCATCATCGAAAGAGGTTCCACAGGTAACAACGCGGCAATCATCTGGGACGAGACAGCAGACAAGTTCGCGATGGGTTTAACGACATCCACAGGCGCAGACAAATCAGGTGGTATCACGGTATCAGTTGGAACACTTTTAGCCAACCTAGAAGGTACAGCGACAGCGGCTCAGTATTCTGACGTTGCGGAGCGATTTGCTTCAGACGAAGTAATGGCTCCAGGAACAGTTGTGGCACTAGGTGGTGCGGAAGAGATCTGCAAGGTCAACGAAGAAGGATCAGACGAAGTGTTTGGTGTTGTTTCTAGTTTAGCCCAAGCGGCATTTAAAATGAACGGCGGAGCAGGTAACGATGACACTCACCCATACATCGCAATGACGGGTAGGGTTGATGTTAAAGTTATCGGTTCAGTGAACAAAGGTGATAGACTTATATCTGCATCAGTTCCAGGTTACGCAAAAGCGGCTACAAAATCAGAATGCACAGCATTCAACGTTATTGGTAGAGCTTTAACTGGTAAAACAACAAGCGGACAAGGTTCAGTATTGGCGGCAGTTAGAGTTAGCCACTAGTAAATACCTATACTTTTTAATAGAATCAAAAGGCGGCTTTAGGGTCGCCTTTTTTTTAGACTATAAGATCAAGTATAGTTTGTAGTTTTCCTTTTATACTTTTATTGTTCAAGGTATTTTTTAGACCCATGTGTAGGTTCTTAGGCCAACATTCAAAAGCAGTCCAACAGTATCCGGAATGTTCGTCATTAAGTTTTGGTATAAATTCTGATTCGATTGCTATTAGATATGTGTGAAAGAAAAACTTCTGATCGTTTGATGTAAACATTTCTAGAGGTATAACTTTTTTGAATTTAGGCAGACTACCTGTCTCTTCCTCCACTTCACGCTTCAGTCCTTCAAAAGCACTTTCTGAGAATTTTGATTTGCCACCAACCAATCCCCACATTCCTTGTGTCTTCTTGTCGGTCCTTTGCAGGAACAGGAAACGTTTTGTGCTAGTCGCATAGAACAGGGCACCCGAACAAACTATATTTTCTTTCATGCTTTATTATAACAACTATGGGGTGGTAGCGTCAAGGCTTGAGTTATACCCAGGATCTGCTCCACCGTCAAGCACTATGCTCCAATTACCTTGTGTGTAAACACCTTCGTATGATTTGACCCATTCCGTGCCGTTGAACCTGTATTGAATACCTGTGTTTAGATTAGTGACATAGTGTTGTGTACTGTCCGGATTACTGGCATCAAATTCCCTGTTCCATTTTGATGTGGCGCTGTTGTATTCTATAATATCTCCAACACTGGCTACAAGCGTACCCCAAGTCGCACTTTGAAAACTTGCTGTTGAATCTCCAACATCATTTATTACCAAATATCTGTCCCCATTCACTGGCGTACCTGGGTCAAATGTTGAGGGGTTGATAATCTTTTTTACTGCTGTCAGTGAGTTGCTTGGTATGGTGTCACCGTCAATCGTGTATAATAAAATTGTATCATCAAGTGTAGTGGTTGCGATTGTACCTACGATCTCGTTTCCATTTGGTTGTGTTAATCTTATCTGTGATGTACCGTTTGTAACTTTTCCGTACTGATCTAATAGCACTTTCCAGTTGACTGCTGGACCAAAAGTTTCGAATGGATCAAAATTGTTAGGTTCGTTTGCACCTGTTTGGAATCCGTCACCACCTGATTTGACACTTGTACCTGTGGAACCTAGCAATCTTAACTGGTTTCCTGTGACCAATAATCCAAAATTGTTTGGTGTTATGTAACTTCTAGATGTTAATTCTCCATCTATTAGACCTTTTGCTATTCCTCCATCGTCGTCGTATATGCTCATGATAATTTTTTGTACTACACCTAACTTTTTGACTTTGACAGGCGGAGATAGCCATATTGGCATTGTAAACGTCATAGATGCAACATCAATTTCAGACTCTGCTCCCACTGGAATAGTTCGCGAACTGAAAGTTACCCCAGTCAATTCTACATAACTTAAACTAGTCCAGTCAATGTAATTGTCCGTTTTTTGTATCTCAAAATCTGGATTGAACAAATACAAAATTTGTTCCATGATTTGTAATTTTTGATCTGTGTTTGATGAAAAAATATCTGCTGTAACTTCTAATCTAAAAGGGGAAGGCATCACCTTCTCAACTGTGTATCCAGCACCCAACTGATTTGTGTAATTTCCGTCTGAATCAACATCTCTTTCCCTCAAGTGTTGCTTTTCTATATGATAAGGATTTTGCATTCTTTCCCTGTCATAGTTAAGTTCTCTCACGTAACAGGCAATCTTCGGTGCATAGTTTAGTGCATTCTCACTGTTGTTCCTAATGATGTTTGCAACCTGTCTTGTTGGATCTCCGTACACCACGGGCACTGCTCTCAAGGCGACAGATCCATCATTGGCCTTGCCAGTTTCAACAGAAAAGTTGCTCAATATTCTAATGAATTGAGTGAGAAATTTCCTAACCTGTCCTTCGTAAAAATGTAACATTCTTAATTGTCAGCCTTTGGTTTTAATGCATCGGTCAATGACTGTCTTTGTGTAACTGTTAAACCGTTTATTGTAGATTCTGTTGCGTTGTTAACAAAACTTGTTTTGTAGTTGCCTCTAGAATCGTTGTTAGTTGTAGTTATTCTAACACTGTCCTCAATCTTAATCCATCTGGCACCATCATACCTGAACAACCTGTTAGGTAAGAAATCTGTTCTCAAGAAGTAGTCACCTTTGTCTACGCCTGACGTTGGAAAAGAAATTCCAAATCCTGCAGGATTTCCATTTGGAGCAACACCATCTCCGTCTAGATAGAATCCATAATGTGAACTTGCAGGTGTATCAATGGAAGCATTCACAGGGTTACTGCTACTTGCTCTTTGAGATTCCGTGTTAACATTTTCGGTTCGTATGTTTCCTCTTTCATCAATAGGGGCAACATAATATTGTTTGTAGTTGAATCCTGCCTTTGGAGCGTCTTGTTCTGCCTGTGCAACCACTTGATCATTTATAGTTTTTTCTCTGTTGTACGTACTCATGTAACTTGCAACAGATCCTTCGGTTGTTGCATCACCAATTACATCTCTGAACTCTTGTGAATCAACTAGGGTTTTCATTTTTAACCTCAATAAATGAGGCCACCAAGTCTGCGAAAATCCTTCTGCGGCCCTATTCACATCTTCAACTACATAGTATCTTTTCAGTGCAATTGGTACACTTTCGTCTAATGAGTAATCTTCTTTCATGTGCGGAAATTCAAGTACGTCTCCACTCATTGGCTTCCTGCCAATTCTCTCCACTATATCATTTAGATGCACAGTTAAAAACAATGTGTCATTCTGTAAGAACATGCCAAACTGTGATAGATTGAAATCAGCATCTTGTACATTGTATATTCCACGAACAGTGTAGATATCACTAGAATACTTCCTGTCTCTGTTTTCTAAAAACAGCAAATCTTGTATGGTTGTTTCGTTAA